GGCAACCACACATGGCGCGCCGCCAAACACCTCGGCTGGAAGAACATCGCAGTCGCATGGGTTGACGTCGACGACGAACAGGCAACCCGCATCGTCCTCATCGACAACCGAACCAGCGATTTGTCTGGCTACGACGACGACGCACTCCTCGCACTCCTCACAAACGTCACCGAACTCGACGGCACAGGCTTCACACCCGAAGACCTCGACGACCTACTCAACGACATCAAACGGGACAAAGAACACAAACCAGCCCCAACCAAAGACGTCAAATGCATCGTCGACAAGTGGTCATTCAAAGTAACCCCACTTGAGTACGCTGACTGGTTGGGGAAACAAATCGACCAAGACATCCCCGCAAACATCGCACACCGACTCGGCTTACCAGACGGGTCATGGACAACGGAGAACCCACAATGACCGAACAACGCGTAGTCGACGGCGCAGGCGCAGGCGAGGAACTTTGCCGAATCCTCAAACTCGACCAAAACAAAGTGATGCGCATCCTCATCCAAGCCGAACCCGGCAAGCCCCTGTTCGCCCACGTCTCCCTGCTGGTCGACAACGAAGAACAACAAGAGATGTTCACCTTCCTTGAACCCCTAGAACGACTCGACCCCATCAACGACACCGCCCAAGGCAACGGCTTATGGACACCGCGCTAACTGAACGATGCGACAAATGCGACCAACTGCTGTACCAGTGCGTCTGCGGCAAACCAAACCTGTCCCTCGCCGAATGGCTGACATACGGACGCGGACGAGGCTGGATTAGCCCCATCGTGTGCGAAACCCACAACGGAGTCCCCGTCAGCGACACCGAAGCACAGCAATTTGATAGCGGAGACGACATCTGCATTTTCGCGATGCGTTTCTACACCAACCCCACCGAAACAGAAAGCCACCCATGAGCAACATCGCAAAAGACCTCGACAGCCTCAAAGTCCCCATTGACAACCTGACAGCCCTCGACAAGAACGCCCGCCGAGGCGACGTCGACGCAGTCGCGAAGTCCTACAAAGCGTTCGGACAACGCAAACCAATCGTCGCCCGCAAGACAAAGGGCGTCAAGAACGGCAAACCCACAGGCATGGTCATCGCAGGCAACCACCAACTCCTCGCCGCGAAACAACTCGGCTGGACAGAAATCGCTGTCGTGTTCACAGACGACGACGCGAAAACAGCACGCGCGTTCGCCCTCGCCGACAACCGCACCCACGACCTCGGAACATACGACAACGTCCTCCTCGCCGAACTCCTAGAAGAAGTCAAAGTGGACTCCGATTTGTTTGAAGCGACAGGCTTCAACGCCAAAGACCTCAAAACACTCCTCTCCGACAACGCCAAACGAAACAAGACCATCGGCGAAACAGACCCCGACGACATCCCCGAAACCCCAGAAACACCCAAATCCAAACTTGGCGACGTTTACCAACTCGACGAACACCGCCTCATCGTCGGCGACTCCACCAACCCCGACACTTACGCCAAACTCCTCCAAGGCGTCAAAGCACAGATGTGTTTCACCGACCCGCCGTACAACGTCAACTACAAATCCGCCAACGACAACGTCACCAAGAAACAAATCATGAACGACAACCTCGGCGACGACTTCTACGCATTCCTCCACGACGCCTGCCAACAAATCGTCACCAACACCGAAGGTGCGTGCTACATCGCCATGTCGTCCAGCGAACTCCACACACTCCAACGCGCGTGGATCGCCGTCGGCGGACACTGGTCAACATTCATCATCTGGGCAAAGAACACCTTCACCCTCGGACGTTCCGACTACCACCGCCAATACGAACCAATCCTGTACGGCTGGAACAAGAAAACAGGACACAAATGGCACGGCGACCGCTCCCAAGGCGACGTCTGGTTCGTGGACAAACCCCGCAAATCCGACCTGCACCCCACAATGAAGCCAGTGGAACTCGTCGAGAAAGCCATCCACAACTCCAGCCAAATCGGAGAAATCATCCTCGACCCCTTCGGCGGCTCCGGCACGACACTTATTGCCGCCGAACGCACAGGACGCGTCGCACGCATCATTGAACTCGACCCACGCTTCGCCGACGTCATCGTAAAACGATGGGAAGACCACACAGGTCGCATCGCAACCAAACTGAAGTAAGGAACACCAATGGCAACCCGCAAAACACAACCCCGCAAACAGGGACGCCCATCCAAACTGACCGAGGAAGTCCAAAACCGCATCCTGCGCGCCGTCCAGTCAGGCAACTGGCTAGAAACAGCATCCGCCTACGCAGGTGTCGACGCATCAACAGTTCGCCGATGGATTGCCAAAGGAGAAGCCGACGACGCCGAGGAGCCTTATCGCTCGTTTTGCGCGGCAATAAAACAAGCACGCGCCGAAGCGGAAATCCGCGCGGTTGCCCTCATTCAAAAGGCGGCACAGGACGGCACATGGCAAGCGTCCGCGTGGTACCTTGAGCGTTCTCACCCTGACCGTTGGGGAAGGAAACGCCTAGAGATAACAGGCGCAGACAGCCAACCCGTCCGAGTTGAAGTTGACGTTGAAAGCCTCGACGCCAAACTGAAAGCCCTCCTAGACAAGGAAACACCGAAATGACCGTCGAGCATTACCAATTCACCGTCAACCCAACCACCCCAACCGAACTCACAGGCATCACCTCGTCAGGGAAGCGGAATGGACTCACCATCATCCTGAACACCGACAAGAACAACAACGTCGCTGTTTTCATCGGTGGCTCAACAGTCACGAACACCAACTTCGGCTACCACATGGACGCCGACGAAACGTTGAACCTGTCGGGAATGTTTGATGCGACCGACAAACTGTACGCCGTGTGCGCCTCCGGCGGTGCGGGTTCGGCAGTGATACACGTTCTGGTTGTCGGCAAATAAGGCGTATGGCGACTGACTCCCTCGACCGCCTCCTGCGGCTTGATGAACGCGAACGACGCAAAGTCCTCGCATCATTGACCGAAGTTGAGCGAGCCACAGTCGCCCTTCTCATCGACCAACGCATCAGCAACCCTTGGTCAAAATACGAAGATGACCCCGTCGGCTTCGTAACCCAAGGACTCGGCGAAAGCCTCTGGTCGAGACAAAGAGAGATACTCGAGTCCCTCCGCGAAAACAAACGAACCGTCGTCCCCGCCTGCCACGCGCCGGGCAAATCCCACCTCGCCGCGCGCGCCGTCGCATGGTGGATTGCCGTCCACCCGCCCGGCACAGCAATGGCGGTCACCACAGCGACAACATTCAGACAGGTGCGAAACATCCTGTGGACGCAGTTGCGGCGACTCCAACAAACCCACAACCTGCCCGGCGAAACGACCCAGATTGAATGGCGCATCGGCACCGAACTTGTCGCCTACGGCTTCTCACCGCGAGACACCGATGAAACATCCGTGCAGGGTATTCACGCCCCGCACCTGCTGGTCGTAGTCGACGAAGCAGGAGGCATCCCACACACCCTTGGACGCGCGCTGGAAGCGATTATGACGGGCGGACACACCCGACTGCTTGCCATCGGCAACCCGCCAACGGACGTCGAGGATTCGTGGTTTGAACGCATCTGCAACAGCGACCTCTACAACGTCATCCCCATTTCGGTGTTTGACACGCCGAACTTCACCGGCGAGGAAGTCGACATTTGCCGAACCTGCCCGCGCGAAGTGTTGCCCCATTCCATCAAAACGCACCTCGTCGACCAAGAATGGGTGCGCGACGTACTGAACGAATTCGGCGAAGAGTCCGCCTTCGTTGAAGCCCGTGTCCACGCCCGTTTCCCACGATCCGCGCCAAACAAGGTCATCCCGCTTTCATGGGTTGAGGCGGCACAAGAAAACAACAACCCAATCCAATCCACCGAAATCCGCCTCGGAGTTGACGTAGCCGCCGACGGTGGAGACGAGTTTGTCATCGCCCGCGCCGACGGATTTGAAGTCACCATGCGCCACCATTCATCAGGGCAGTCCAACCAAAACGCGGTCGACGTTGCAGGTGTTGTCCTTGAGCAAATCCGCCAAGCCGAAGCCGACGCCCGCGAACGGCGCGTCCGTGAACCCGTCAAAGTCAAAATTGACACCATCGGCGTTGGTTGGGGTGTCGTGTCAATCCTTCAAAGATGGAAGGACGAACAGATGCATTCATCGACCATCGTCCCCGTCAATGTCGCCGAACGCGCGCGCGACGCAGGCAAATTCTCCAACCAGCGCTCCGAAATGTGGTGGAACGCCCGCACCCTGTTCCAGCCCCAAGTCCGCACCGAAGGCGCTGAACCCACCCAAGACGTCAAATTGTCCATTGACCGGCGAACGCTTGCGCAACTTTCCGCACCGCTTTACAAGTCCGACTCGTCAGGGCGCATCAAAATTGAAACGAAAATCGAGATGAAGCGTCGCGGCATCAACAGCCCAGACCGCGCCGAAGCAGTCCTTTTGGCGCTGTATGACCCGCCGGGCGCTGGCGATGTTCCATTGGTGAACCCTGTCGGACTCGACCAAACGAACCTGTGGTCGTTCTAGGCGTTCGCGAGGATTTGTTCGTGACCGAAATGCCACCAATCCTCGCCGTACACCTGTGACGGGTGCGCACCCCGTTTGATGCACATCTTGTCGGCAACGAAAATGTCGACTCCGCCGCGACTGCGCCACCGGCGAAAGTTCTGCATCATCGAGCCTGAAATGCGGAGTTCTTCCTTTTCAATGAACGCAATCAACGGTTCGGGGTCAATGAGAACGCTCGGTTCGGGGTTCTTACGCCGTTTCATGATGTGCGTCTGGTACGCGGCGGAACACACGTCGCATCGACATTTCCAATGGCGGTAGCCCCACACGCCGTGCAGGTGGTTTGACATTTGAATTACCTCACCCATTTTGGTTCGCTTCGTTCTTTGGGAGTGTTGAGTCAAGCAGGTCTTTCAGGTCAAGTGCCTGCGCCCATGCGTCGGATAATGCGTGGTGAGGCAAGTCCGCTTCGTGGGTTCGTCCCCAACTGTCCCATCCGTGTTGTGCCGCGAGTCCGAAATACATCGACCGCAAGCACAGCGCGCGGTAGTGAAACGGCTTAGGGTTGGCGACGGTGCCATGCCAGAACGCATCAAACCAAGCGTGGTCAAACACGACGGGGTTCGCGCAGAACACTCGGTGCTTGATGGGGATTGGCACGCGCTGTTCGGCGCACACACCCTCAACAAAGTCGATTAACTGCGAGGCGGCTTGAATCGGGGACAACCTTTCACGGCTCAAATCCCGAAACGCTTCATCCTGAACACGCTCGTCTTGCTTCAGCCACCACGACAGCGTTGATGTTGGATCCGTCAACGTCTGAAACCATTCGTGGTAGAAGTCCGTCTGGTCGATGCGAACGTAGAACTGATGGTCGTGCAGGACTTTTGCCTCCGACCCCGCTTCCCACAGCACCGGCTGAAGCGCAAGCGTTAACAGCCTGCCTTCGCGCGGGTCAGTGTGGGTTGTCTCAACATCGCAGGAAAAGAAAATCGTCGGTGATTTGTCCATCAATCTTCCTCCACAACCGTGACACAGCGTTCGCGACCCCATCGGTCTTCAACGACCGTCTTGTCGCATTGGACTTCAAATTGGATGTCGTTGTAAATCGCGATGGCACACACCGCAACGAACAACCCAACCAAGAATCCGATGAGGACTTCGTAGTAGTCGCGCATCACCGCACCTCGGCTTTGACTGGTCGCGACCATGTTTCCCATGAGTCGTCGCGGCGGGCGAGGTTGGCGGACACCTTGATGCCTTCGTCGGTCATCTCAACGAACACCGAGATGAGGATTTCGCCGCCACCGAACATCCCGTCGGGATCGGCGACGACAAGCGGGAAGTAGCCACCGCGACTGGAAGTGTGCTGGTCACTCATCGTTGCCACCACCGTTCTTTGCCCATCGGTCTTTCGGGGTCAGTGGGATTTTCGCGAAGTCCATCATCGCTTCCTCGACACCGCATTCAGAACAAATCTGACTGCGGTTGTCGACGCGGGACAGCGCGGGGTGTTTGGTCATGCGGTTTTGACCGCATCGTGGACAGGTTCTCATCGGGTTGAGTCTCCTTCGGGTTGGTTGGGGTTAGACATTGCCACATGGGTGGGTCGTTGGCGCGCACCCGCTTCGGCGGCTTCGGCGGACGTCATCACCATGCGTCCGACATTCCAGCCGACGGGAACTTTCTCTCCTTCGGGCATCACCCAAAGGTGGTAGGAGTTCGCTTCGTCGACAAGACGTGATTCGGCGGGGTAAATCTCCAAAGCCTCGCGCTCCACGCCAGCGAGTTCGTTCTTGATGCGTTGGAACTGTCGCCAATCCCGAACGGCACGTCGGTCGTTGTGCCGAATGGACAGGTGAAGCCATCCTGCGTGGTTGCCAGCCCCGCTGAGGTAGCGGACATGGACGTGGTAGTGCGAATTGTGGAACAGGACGCAGTCGCCAGTGTCAAACTCGGCGCGCATCGAGTCGTAAGCCGCGGGGTCGATGGCGCGGGCACGTTCGTTGTGGGTGGGAACGGCACGCTGGAATGGTGTCCACTCGCGGCGAGTGGGTTTGCGTTTCTTGCTCAAGAAGGCTCCTTCGGGTATGAGGTTCGGGGAACTGTACCATAGTCAAGCCAGCCGAAGCCAATCCCCTGCGACCCGCGCCCGCTTTGGCTTACTCGGTATTTGAACCGTGATACTCGACTATGGTAAAGTGCCCTGAAAGGTCATCCCGACCTCCCAAGGAGGAAAACCAATGTCAACCGCCCAACGCGACCAGCAGGCATCCGACCTGCAATCCCAAGGACTCACTTGGGTTGAAGTAGCCGCGAGGCTCGGACTTGCCAACGGCGGCGTTGCCCGCCGATGCGCGATGCGACACCGCGAAAAGCACGGTCAGCCCGACCCAACCAAAGTGAAGCAACCGTCCTACCTTCGCGAGTTGGGGAACCTGCTCGGCAAGGCGATGGCTGAAGACCTCGACGACTCCCCACCAGAAACGGTGACGCGAGTCAGCCAAACCGAAATCACCATCAACGGACGGTCGGTCACCCCGAACACCGAAATCAGCATCAAGGGCGAAACGGGACGGTTCACCTTCCGCTACAGCCTGCGCCCCGACGAAGTCACCGTGTGGGGCGGACAAACGCAGTACGAGAAATGGCGCACCTTCAAGATTGACCGCGTGCGCACCGTCCACCGCAAACCGCGCCTGCGCAAGAACGCCGAAGCCGTCGAGGAAGTCGACGCGTGAACGCCTACGTCCTCCTCGGCGACGTCCGTGAACGACTCCTCGACATCCCCGACGCATCCATCCAAGCCTGCGTGACCTCGCCGCCGTATTGGGGTTTGAGGGATTACGGCTCCCCAAACCAAATCGGTGCCGAACCCGACCCTCGACACTTCGTCGCCACGATGGTTGACGTGTTTCGTGAGGTTCACCGTGTCCTGCGCCCCGACGGTGTCCTTTGGCTGAACCTCGGCGACTCGTACTACAACAACTTCGGCGGCGGATCAGCATCGATGACCACCGGCAACGCCACCGCCGTCCGTCAACGCGGACGCCGCAACGTCGCCAAACACGACACCCTCAAACTGAAAGACCTGATTGGCATCCCTTGGGAAGTCGCGCTGGCGCTCCGCAACGACGGCTGGTACTTGAGGCAGGACATCATCTGGGCGAAGCCGAACCCCATCCCCGAATCGGTCACCGACCGTTGCACCAAGTCCCACGAACACATCTTCATGCTCACCAAGTCCCCGAAGTATTACTTTGACAGCGACGCCATGAAGGAACCCGCAACGTCACAAAGCGGAACCCGCAACAAACGCGACGTCTGGTCAATCCCCGTGAAACCATTCCGCGACGCCCACTTCGCAGTCATGCCAGAAGCCCTTGTCGAGCCGTGCGTCCTCGCGTCAACCCGTGAAGGCGACACCGTCCTCGACCCGTTCATGGGTGCTTGCACCGTCGGATTGGTCGCCGTCCGAAATGGACGAATGTTTGCAGGATGCGAACTGAACGAGCAATATGTCGACATCGCCCAACGACGCCTCGCGTCACTCACCCGATTGGAAACCCGATGAACAAAGCACAAGTCCTCCTTGGAGATGTTCGGCAACGCCTCGCTGAAATCCCCGACGACTCGATTCAGGCGTGCATCACCAGCCCACCGTATTGGGGACTGCGCGACTACGGGCAAGATGACCAGATTGGGTTGGAGCAAGACCCTAACGCCTTTGTCGCATCGCTGGTTGATGTGTTTCGCGAAGTCAAACGCGCCCTCACACCCGACGGTGTGTTCTGGCTCAACATCGGCGACTCCTACTCAGGAAGCGGAAAAGGCACCGCAGGCAACCTCGGCAAGAAACACAACGAACGCCATCTGGAACACAAACACTCCGCCATCATCCCCGACGGATTGAAACCCAAAGACCTCGTCGGCATCCCTTGGCGACTCGCGTTCGCCCTGCAAGCCGATGGCTGGTACCTGCGCCAAGACATCATTTGGCACAAACCCAACGTGATGCCCGAATCCGTCAAAGACCGATGCACCAAAGCGCACGAGTACCTTTTCATGCTCACCAAAAGCCAGCGCTACTACTTTGACAATGAAGCAATCTTTGAACCTGTCGCCGAAGTGTCGCTCGCGCGCGCGAAGCGAGGACTCAAGACAGACCGCCCATCGGCGAAAACATCCAGTGGCGGCATCGACGTTGAGGAGATGGGAGAACGCTTTGTCAACCCCAAAGGGCGAAACAGACGGTCGGTGTGGTCAATCCCTCCTGCACGGTTCAAAGGCGCACACTTCGCTGTTATGCCCGAAGGGTTAGTGGAGCCATGCGTGCTGTCATCAACGAAGCCCGGCGACACGGTTCTCGATCCGTTCATGGGTTCAGCGACCGTTGGTGTTGTTGCTTTGAGGCACAACCGTTCATTCCTCGGTTGCGAACTCAACCCCGATTACGTTGCGATTGCGCAGAAACGCATCGCCGACTCCAACACCGACCTGTTCAACCAAACGATGCTTGACATCATCTAGCGCGCAACTCAACCCGTCGCCACCACAGCCGGGTCAAGTACGTCGGCTACACTTTGCCCATCCCGTCTCGGAGGACAAATGGACGACGAAAACCCACAGGAATACGAAATGACCGCGTTGTTAGAAGGCGTTCTAGGGTTGCACGAAGTGTTTGTCACATTGATGCGTGGCGGCTTCACCGAAGACCAAGCACTCAAATTGGTCGCGAACGTTCTGCACCTGACAGGAGGCTTCAATGGCGAATGAAATCGGCAACCTGCTCGTTGTGCGCTGGCTTGACGCCCACAACTACCCCGTTGAATGGACGCTTCTAGACGATGTGAACCCGTACGTCGCTGAAGTAAAGTCGGTCGGTTGGGAAATCTATCGCGACCATAAACAACTCATCATGTCCGCCGACGTTGCACTCGACATCGACGGGCAAACCCAAATCAACTCGTTCTTTGCCATCCCTATCGGATGCATCGTCAACGAGGAAGTCTTAAGGAGAAGCAACAATGGCTGAAACGCCTGACCTGCAAGAAATAGGTACGTCTGGCTTACAGCACGTCGGCGGCTTCATCAATGACGAGTTCATCGCCGACCTGCGCGGTTTGCGCGGCGCTAAGGTCTGGCGCGAAATGTCAGACAACGACCCCGTCATCGGGGCGATGTTGTTCGCCATCGAGCGACTCATCCTGCAAATCGACTGGCGCATGGAGCCATTCAAAGAAAACCCCGACGCCGTCGTCAAAGACAAAGACCAAGAAGTCGCCGACTTTGTTGAAGAATGCATGAACGACATGAGCGAGTCGTGGGACGCAACTTTGTCGTCCATTCTGTCGTTCCTGACGTATGGCTACGCCTTCTGCGAAATCGTCTACAAGAAGCGCGTCACATGGGACACCAGCGACCCAACCAAACGCTCCAATTACACCGACGGCAAAATCGGCTGGCGAAAGATTGCCCTCCGCGCCCAAGAAACAACATGGCAGTGGATATTTGACGAGACAGGCGGCATCAAGGGTCTGGAGCAGATGGATCCGTCGGGAGTCAGTCGAGGCGTTGTCACCATCCCAATTGAGAAAGCGCTCCTGTTCCGCACCTCGTCAGTTCGCAACAACCCCGAAGGACGGTCATTGCTTCGCAACGCGTACCGTCCTTGGCGCTTTAAGAAAACAATCGAGGAAATTGAAGCCATCGGCATTGAACGCGACCTTGCAGGCTTGCCCGTTGCGTATGTGCCGCCACAGTTGCTTTCATCAAACGCGACACCAGCCGAAGCGTCCGCGCGCGCAGGGATTGAGAAACTCATCCGAGGCATCAAACGAAACGAGAACGAAGGCATCGTTTTCCCACTCGCCTACGACGACCAAGGACGCGAACTGTACAAGTTGACGTTGCTGTCTGCCGGTGGTGGACGTCAGTTTGACACCGACAAAGTTGTGTCACGCTACGACCAGCGTATCGCGATGACCGTCCTCGCCGACTTCATTCTGCTTGGACATGAAAAGGTCGGTTCTTTCTCGCTTGGCTCCACCAAGGTTGACTTGTTCACCACAGCAATCGCCCAAATCGCCCAATCCATCTGCGACGTGTTCAACCAG